GACATCTATTCAATCAGTGAAACTTATCCCTCAAGGTGTTTCAATTTTTGTCTGACAATAGATATCTATATTTTTAAAAATAAAGAACAAATGAGGTCGCTGGTTGTCAGGGCGAGACATTGCCAGCACTATTATTTATTCTCTATTTCTATATCCAGATAAAGTTTTTTCCGTGATTACCTGAAAGCACGTTCTTTAAAATTTGTAACAAAAAAAACTCCTTTGAGCGGGAGAGGAGTAGAATAATCTACTCCCAACACCCTCAAAAGAGTTTTAATCTTCTAGATGTTGTTTTGTCTTCCCGCTCACAGAAATTATTTCTGTACTTCTATTATAATCAATTCATAAAAAAAGAAAAGCTACTAATTCACACCAACAACAATAATTTCTGGTTTCTGTCTAGGTTTCCACATTACAATATGCAAAAAAACACTGTTAGGAAAAGGGTATTTGCCAAACTCTTTCTTTGCTTGTCTAATTTGGTTGTCAATATTCACTTTATCGTCTGTAGTACAATGCTTGCTATTCCAAAAAATAATTTCTTTTCCATTCATAGATATACCATCAGATCCAAAAATGTCAACTTTTCTATAAATACATCTATTCCCAATCATTACTCCACAAACAAACTCTGTTAATTGAACAGTGTATCCTTGAGACTCATAGTATTTTTGAGTCTTTTTTTTATAATAATTCCCTCGTTGAATTGTTGATGTCATTTATTTAAAAAACTCCCATTTCTGGGAGTTTTTTTTTATTATTCTTCTAGTGAAACTTCGCCGTATCCCTTACATTTTTCGCAAAGTTTTGTAGGACTTTCAAGTCCTGTTTGAAGACAATCTTTACAGATTTCTTTTGTTGAAACCTCAACAACTTCAGGAGTTGGATCCACAGGATCTTCTCCTCCAACTAGAGGTTCCTCTTCTATGTATTCTTCAGCAACACCTGAAACAATCCAACTTTCCCCAAGTTCTTCTGGTACTGTTTGAATTGAACCTTCTTCTAAGAATTCTCCAGTTCCTTCTCCTTCAGGAGTAAAGGCTTCTATTTTACCAACAACTTTATACTTCTTCAATTCCAATATTTCTTCTGGCATATTTTTTTTTGACTACTAATAATAATAGTTTAATTATAAAACAGAAAACCGCTTTCAACAAGCGGAGTCTGTGGTGATTAGAGTAATGTGTAATTTGGTGTATTGTTTTTTTCTATGGCAGCACGAGAGTCACACAAAGAGCTATCCTCCTTAATGTGACCACCTCACCAAGAGGATCATTTTTAGTATATTACTTCTTTATTGAAAATCTATCGATCGTATTGATTGCGATATCTCCAAGAAGAAGAGTGTTGATTGCGGTTGCAATTTCAAGTGGGATAATTCCTTGATTAACAAGAACTCCAACAATTGCAATAATGACTAACTTCCAAAAACGCACAGATGATAGGAATGCAAATTTTTCTTTCATATTTTTTATAATTAACTGTTAATTTATACCATACAACTCATTTAGTTTTGCTCGAGTTTTTGGACCGAGTGTCATTCCTCTTAAATATTCGAGTTCTTCTAATGGAGCTACTTGATATTTCTTTTGAAATTGTAATACGGCGTATGCAGTTTGTGCAAGGTAATTTCCGAGAGGTAATTCTTTTCCATTTATGTGTGTTGGGAGGAATTTTTCGTATTGAAGTATTTTTTGAAGTTCTACTACTTCGGCATTATTTCGTAATCCAAATGTCAAAGTTTTTGTGAAGGTGTAGGATGGTTTATTGATGTCTATGTTTTTTTTATCCACAGAATATCCACACCCATACGTTCTCTTTAAAACAAAATCTTCTGAAAGGATTCTCTGTCCTTTTTTAGAACTGTTTGGTCCAGCTGAATCTTCAATAATAAGATATTTTTTCCCGCCATTTAAAAACTTATCAACTGCAACCACAAAATGTCTTGATGTTGTTGTGTCGTCGTAAAGATTTAAATTGTCGACAATGATCCCTGGTTCGTATTTCCAATATTCATTGGCTCCTGGAATTTTACTAAAGTAGAGCATGAGAAGTACGCCTCTTCCGAGTTCTATTTGTTCTCCAATTGAATCCATTGTTATTTTTGTAATAAATTCATATCCTCCTGCCATATGTTTCCGTGCAAATTCTTTGTCTTCTTTTGAAAATTTAAACTTCACTGTATTCATTTCTTCTTCGTTTAATTTCTGACTAACGACCTTTGTTTCTGATATTAACTTCTCTTCTTTTGTGAGACTTTTTAATACATCAAGAATTGTCATACCTCCACTTGGAAAGTTTGAGCGACCTCTATAGATAGGGGTTGCAGAGAATACGATTGTATTATTTGTTTCAATTACTTCGTTTATTTCTGCTATTTTCGCAGCAGATTGAGCTCCACACGACGAACTATAAGCCTGATCGCGTGGAGTAAATTGTCGGAATTTCTTTTTTTCTTTCCATTCAATTTCAGATCCTCCTCCAAATTCTTCGTTTGTAAAATCTCTTGCTTTTTCACGAGAAGGCCTCACATCTCTTACTACTCCTAGAAATTCTGGTATTTCTTCCATATGTTGACTTTGTTTATTTATTATTTAATAATACGACACATGAGTAAACAACAAGACGACAGCGACAACGCAAATGTTATTGTATTTTTGGCATTCCTAATTCTTCCGGCAGTGTTTGGTTTGTGGTGGATGTACGGACTATATCTTTTTGTTATTGTTGCTGGGATGGTTTTTTAATTTCAATCATATCAATTCCTACGGTGGCCTTCTTTTTAGTTTTTATATTCTGAACAATAGCCATCATTCCATCTTTTTCGTATTGTACGACTACATAATCTCCTGGCATGTCTTTCAAATTAACCTCAACTCCTTTTTCTAGTTTTGTTGGGGTTGTTTTTTTTTCAGGAACAACTTCTTTTTTTCTTCTCAAGATTCCTTTTTGTATAACCTCTTGCTCTTCTTTGTCGACTGTTGATTGAGTTTTCTTTCCCAAATTGATTGGCTTTCCTGGAATAATTCTCTTATTTCCTTCTTTAAGTAAAAGAGGTTCTGGTCGCATGTGTGGCAATGGATACTCGAGTGGTTTTTCTTCTTTTCCTGCCCTTCTTAGAAGTCCTTGTTTGAAGTCTTGGGGTGGAGGAGTTCCCTCACTTATAATCATCTCACTTTTACCTCCTTTGTATGGTTGCCCATAAATTGCACTTGGTGCTGGAAGTTTTAATTGAGACGCTTTCGTTGTCGCATATTCTGCCATCTCATTTGTAAGTTGTTGAATTATTTCTTCACGTGAAAGTTTTAGTCCTGCTTTTCTTATAAGAGAGCGCGAAATAATTGTTCGGAGTTCTGGATCTGATAAAAGTTTTCCGGCTGCCTCTCCACCAATGTCTCCGAGTATTGCTCCAAAGATTCCACCTTTACTATATCCAAGAATTGGACCAAGTGTTTTCATTGCAATTTGTCCAGAGAGTCCTTTACTCAATCGAACTGTTTTTCCACGAAGATGTTCGAGCCACTTACGTGCATTTAAAAGATTACTCCATTCACGATTGAATGATCTGTAGGCTGGATATTTTGTATATTTATCAATCACATTATTCACAGCTTTTGAAAGGGCATCGCCTGCAGTTTGATTGATTCCTTGTGGATCCATTTGATCAAACTTTCGAAGAGAGTTTCCAAGATCTCGAAGTCTTTCCATTTCGGTAGCACGAACAATCCTCTCACCTTTTTCATTTAGTGATGGTTTTGTTTTTTGAAGGATTGCTTCAACTTCGTCTGTAATTTTTTTCTTTGCAGATTCTCGTGCTATTTCAGAAGAGAACGAGTCATCAATTTTTGCACCGACAATTTTCAATGCTTCGTCGACATTATAATATCCATCATCTTGTGAAGTGAATTGATTTTTAGTTTTTTGGAACTCATCATTTAATGCATCGACTTCTCCAATTGTTCCATCGACATCCCATGTTTTATTTGGGCCTTCTTTTGGTACGATGTGGTTTTCAGCAAGCCATTTTTCTGCAGGGACAAATTCACCACTTCTCGTCATGTTTTTTTGTCTGAATTTATTTGGAATACTTGTTCCTGATGCTCTTCCATATTCAGTCGCAACATTGTCAATTTCTCGAATGGCATCTTTTTCTGCAACATCCATAACTCCTCCATATTGAAGACCTCTTTTTATTTGTCGTGGAATAGATCCAAGCGCACTACCTGCTTTTCCAACAAGAGGACTCACTGCACCAAGAAGTCCTCCTCCTGCAAGTCCGAGTCCTCCTCCTATTGCAGTTTGTTTTGCAACTTCTTCGATTGGTTCTCCTTTTTCTGTTGCGTATCCAGCACCTCCAAGTAGTCCAGATTGGAGTCCTTCCTTTGCTCCCCTCATTGCAAGTTCAACAAATGGTTTTTTGGTTGCTACTCCTGTAACAACGTTTTTTGCTGCGCCTCCTCCAATTCCAAGTGAGATTGTTTGAAGTCCTCGTCCTACATCTTTTACAACATCTCCAGCTGTTGTAGGGGCTTCTATGTCGCCAAGATATGAGGATTTGATTGTTTGTTGTTCTGGTGTAAGTCCAGAAATTGCACCAATCGCTTGAAGTGGTCGAGCAAGCATTGTTGCAGTTGGTCGTATTAAATCACGAAGGATCTCACCTCCCGTTGTTGGTTCGGCTCGATCTTTATCAACACTTACTGCTTCGCCTTGATTTCTCATTTCTTGTCTCTGATCTGGAATTGAAGCTATTGGAGTAGGTGTTTGTGAAGAAAATTCTTTATATTTATTTGAAACTTTTTCTACATATTGAGGGACGTTGTATTGAACTCCATACTTATTGACGCCCTGATGATTCTCTTTGTATGCATTTGGTCTTCCTTCTCCTGCATTCCACATACTCGCAATTTGAGCAGGGTTGTATCCTGCCTCTTTTTTTTCTTTCACAAACGAATACACAATCTTGTTTTGATTTGCAACATCTGGTTGTGCATTTTCGTCACCAAGATATTTTTTTGCATATGCCTTGTATGTCTCTGGCATAAATTGATAACGACCAAATTCTCCACTTCCTCCACCTGGATTGTTTGGATTGAGTCCTGAGTTGTACGGATCGTTTCTCCCTCCAGTTTCCGCTTCTCCTATCGCTTTTGCGAGATTTTTAATTGTTGGGTCGATTGTATTATCCATAATGTTTTACCATTGCTCTGCATATCCGCCACCTTGATTTTGATTTGTGTTTGGAGCACCAAGGTATGACGGATTTGAAGAGATGTTGTTTATATTTGAATGAAGTTGATTGAGTCTGATTCCTCCTTCTTGTTTCAAGAGTTCTAGTACACTTTTAATTGTCTCAGCACTTGCTGTTCCATCAATAAGGCTTTGTCCTATTTGTCGAGTTGTATCAGTTTCTTGTCCACTACCAGAGAAGTATGCAGAATAAAGTTGACCAAGAGAAGATGTTAGTGTTTGGAATTGATTGTATTCTTGTGATGATGTATTTTTTTTGATTGAATTGATTGCTTTATTCAATTTGTTGATGTCGTAGATGTTTTGATCTCCTCCAAGAACACCACTTAGGAGTCCTTCAATTCCATTGATTGATCCCATATTGTTTCTCATTGTGTTATAGTTTTCTTGAAGCTTAGGAAGCATTTGAATATTTCCTTGAACAAGGAGTCCGTTCTGTCCTCCTTGTGTTCCTAAAATAGGACCTTGACTACCACCAATTGGCGAGAAAGGTACTTGTCCAGCAGTTCCAAGTTGTGGCATTGAAGAACCAAGAAGTCCTTGATATCCTTCAAGTGCTGCCTTACGAGCATCTCCTGCCACTTGTGCTGGAATTGAGGCATAAAGATCAGCACGATTGATTTGTTGATCAAAAAGTCCTTGTGTTCCAGGAAGACGCCCAACAAGATCTGGTGTTGTTAGATCGACAGGAGATTTTCGCATATCCATTTCTGCATATTTATCTCCAGCGGCAAGAGTTTTTTTGTATTGAAGTTCTCTATTTTGTGCTAAGTATGCTTTCTCTTCTGGTGTTAATTGAGAATATTGTTCTACTTTATCTGCATAATACGAAGGAGTTTGTGGTGTTTGAGTAGGTCGAAGATATCCACTCATTGATCCTGGTTCATTACTTGTTGCAACGTTGGTTGGAACATATGTTTGAGTTCCTCCTCCGCTTTGTTGTATTGTTCCACCTCCTCCTTGTGTTGGTGTAGTTTGAGGGGTGATTGGAGGAAGTGTTTTTCTCTTCTCAATCTCTTTATTCATAATTCCTGCACCAGTTTTTGCTGCCTCACTCACAAATCCAAACGGACTTGAGACAGCACGAAGTCCACTCATAATTTTCTGTGCAGATATTGGCTGCATTGTGTTTTTGAGTTTTGTTTTAAACTTATCTTTAAGTGTTTGTGTTTTTGGATCCATATTATTGTATGTAGAACAGGTTAGGGTTAATCATTTGAATGTCACTATCGAGGACGACACTTGTTGTCTTGCTTCCTGAATAATCATTCAATCTTAGTACTCCTTCATTGTAGAGTGTTTTGAATTCTGCAGCCTTTGCCGGTTTTTCTAGGATTGAAGAGTAGTAGAGCATTACTGGTCTAAACACTATCAGGTCATGGAAGTCTTCAAGAAGTAATGGCATTTGTCCTATTGTATATGCACCACCTGAGACTGCTGTACTTCCTTCGTATTCTGTCTCAAGTGTCAATCCTGTTGTGGTGTTCACTGTGTCAATTTGATACCACATACCATCACCTCCAGGAAATGTTGGACGGATCCATCTACTTTCATTTGCCGTACTCACTGTTGGTTGCCATGTTGTGCCTGCCCCTGTTACTGCAGTCCCTCCAATTCCGATACTTATCGTACCCGTTGTGTAGTCAGCAAAATTCAAATCTGGAACACGAATTTTATAGTTCCACGTGATTGTGTTTGCAGAAGATGAAGGTGTTGGATAAATAAGAGTCTCGCCGTTATACACGAAGTAGTATGAAGGGATATCGGAAGAATAAGTAATGAAGTTCAACCTATCCCATTCTTCGCGAGTTTGGACTTCAATAAGGGTGTATTTGATTTGCCCATTTGTCACAGTCAAAGTTTTATTCTTTGAATAGTTTGGAGGATTTTTGTATGCTTGTTGACTCGCGACGGTTGGGCGAGTGTATGTTTTTTCGTTATTAAAATATTTCTGGAGAAGATAGCGATGTGCATCATTCATGAGTTCATCTCCAAGAGTCAAGTTTGTGCTTGAATTATTTTGTGTGAACTTTCCCCATAGATTTCGTAGTGTTGTGTAGGATTTCATTGTGGTGTTGTTATTTAATAAATTCCTGGTATCTTTTTTACCTTAAAATATGTAACCGACTGATTATTCACTGTGTCAATCGACGCTCCTGTGCCATTCCCTATTTGTATTGCAATATAGTCTGTTATGTCGTCTTTTAATAGGACAGAAATATCCATGGTGAAATCTATTCCAGGATTTTTTACTACTTTGTCTGCTTTTATGGTGCCATCAATATCAACCATTATATCTACATACCCCAATGCATTTGTTGGAGTTATTCCAACAGATGCCGTAACTAAATAATATCCTGGATAGATAAAAGTGTTCCCACTACTGTCTTCTATTGGTTCATATTTTCCTGTTGCAATATCATATTCTCCTGGATATTGAGTTCCAATTGTATCAAAAATTACAATGTCTGCACTTCCATTTGTGATTGTTTGATTTGATGCAAGTTGGTATACATCAACATAAAAATCTGCAACATCAAGTGAATTCCATTGATTGTTTAGAAAAAACAAAGGACCCCAAGACCAAAGTGGTAGTGATGGATTGACAAGATTTCCCGAGAAGTCAAACATGGCAGTTGATCCCGCTTGAGTTTGCCCAAGACTTGTGCCGATATTGTTCACATTCAATGGAGGGTATGGACTGATATTTGAGTATGGAATTCTTGGAGAGTCAGCACCGTTGTGTGTATGACGAGGAACAATCTCATTTGTATTACTCATGAGAGTTCTTTTGATTGTGTCGTCTATCATTTTTTGAATAGTTGCTCTGTCCATATTATGAAATGATTACGTTTCGTAAGTCGACCGACTGTTTTTCTTGTCCTGCCACAGTTGCTTCTCGTATAAGCATTTGAAGGTATTGAGTCTCGCCGATTGGATTTTCAGTGATTGAGTATTTTGTAGAAGTTCCATCCCCTGTAAATGTTTGAAGAAGTGTGTAGTCTTGATCAAAACCAGTTCTGTAATATACAAGGATTGTCTGATTTGTCAAGAGTTTACGAACAAGATTTATTTCAATATTTGAAATGACTTCCGGTACGAGGGGAGTTCCTATTTCAAACATCGGACTTTCGATCGCAGTATTTGCTGCGTTTGTTTGGTAGTTGAATGCGTTTATAAGATCAATTCCTACAGCTGTTCCTGTTTCCCATCCTATCAAAAGTCGTCCTTGTGTAGTTGCTTTAATTGCTCCAATTCGTATTGGGTTTACTGATCCTTCTGCGATCGTTTGCCCTGTTGAAAGTACGTGTTCACATGTTACTATTTCCGCATCATTTGTAAATGCTGCACTCCAGACTCCCATTGGATATGGACCATAGCCTGATGGAGTTCCTGAAGGAACACCAGAACGAGAAGACACACCCGTGAAGAGTTTGTTTCCTATTACTTCAATTGCTCCTGCTTTTGGATGTAGAAATACTTGAACAGGAGTTTCGTTGAGTGACGAGTTTCTGTATTTCACAACCTCTGAAATGTTTTCTATTTCTCGAAATGTTGTTCCGTTTGTTTCAAAAAGAGAATGACTTCCACCTGTTACAGCATAAAGTGAATTGTTTCTGTTTATAAGTTGGCGTACTCCATTCTGTCCTTCGTAGGCTCGTGAAAACAAGCGTAGAGGTGGTTCAAATTTATTTTTAGTGATTGTATCCCAAAGTATGATATCAGCCACCGTAGCATTTAATTTAGAGCCTGTACCAAGTGCAAGATAATTTGGTGAGAGGAATGCCATACAGTGGATTGTATAAAGATCTGGAAGTTCAAAGACGTTGTCGGTATAGAGATAATCTGTCCCAATTGTGCCTCCTGGATTGAATGTTGTATTTGCGTCTACTTTCCCAATAAAACCAAGTTTGTTTCCATTTGCAAAATAAAATCCATAAGCTGACGGATACACAAAGGTGTAGTGGTCGGCATTTGTGAGTCCTGTTTTCCAAGAGGCAGTCCAAGACGCTCCGTTCCAGTAGTCTATTATCGTGTTTCTGAAATCAAACAAATACCCCTCGAACCACTGAAGTCCATTTCCACTTGAAGATGTTGTTGTCGTACCTGAAACTGTTGACCACGATTCTCCTGCGTCTGTTGATTTGTAAACATTTCCGTTTTCATCAAGACAAAAATACTCATCGTCATCTTTTGCAGTGAAGTATGTTGGCATGTCAGTCACCACAGATCCACTCACTTTTTCAGAGATTTTTGACGGTCGGACAACACCTTGTATTCCTTGTGTGTCAACACCAACCATAACGCCGAATCCGATGTTGGCGTTTTGTGCTGATCCTTCTTGGAATTTGTTGATGAATAGTGGTGAGGTGTTCATTGTGTTTTAGAAATATGTGTATACTATCACTTCTCCTCGACCTCCTGCACCTCCTGCACCTCCTGTCGGTGTTCCTCCTCCTCCACCCCCACCTCCTCCACCTGGAGCACCTCCTGCACCTCCTGCACCTCCTGCACCACTATTGTTTCCACCACCTCCAGAACCTCCATCTCCACAAAGTCCAGTTCCACTTCTTGAAGTTCCAGCATTTCCTGCCGTCTTTGCTGCACCACCAGCAACACCTCCTCCTGCAACATATGAGAGAGAAACACCTGCTTGACCGCCAGCAGTTTCAGTACCAGGAGATCCTGCGGTTACTCCACCAGCACCAGAACCGCCTCCTCCTCCAAAAAGAGATGATCCTCCGGTGTTACCAATCGCTGTATATTGCGCGCCACCACCAGAGGCACCGCCGTATGCAGCACACAATCCTGTGGCAGCGGTTCCTGTTACTCCTGCTCCTTCAAACCCTGTTCCGGCACTAGTACCAGAAGCTTTTGCAACAAGTCCACCTCCTGATCCACCAGAGCAAAGAGTAGTATCACTTCCGCCATTACTTCCACCTATTGCAACAACATAGCTTCCAAAAGACGAGCTTGCTCCTGAGCTTCCACTGGCAGCAACAGTTACACTCACGGTAGCTCCAAAAGCAGAGGCGTCAAATGTATTTTCTACACGTGTTGCTCCTCCACCACCAGCACCACCTCCTCTGTTATTACCTACCGCAGCTCCTGTACCACTTCCTCCGTCTCCACCTGCACCAATAGCTATAACTACAACAGTTTTTGCTCCTGCAGGTTTTGTCCATGTTCCACTAGACGTAAATACTTGAGTGTCAACACTAAGAGAAACGTCGCCCCATTTTACTCCGCCTGCTTGTGTTGAATCTGCCAACAATGCTTGGTTGTTTGTTCCGACAGCTTTTAGTCCCATGGTTCCTGTTCCTGTTCCAACAATGAGTCCACCTTTTGCCACAGCTGATGCGTCAAACTCAAGACCTCCATTTTCATGCTTCAAGAATCCTGCTGAACCCGTAAAAGCCGCAAGTGTTGTTGGAGCTCCAACTCCATCTCCTATGATTATCACACCATCTGAAAGTGTTGCGAGGTTTGCAACGGGAAGTTGCCCCGTAACTCCATTTGAAAGGTCTACTTGAGCCCACGCTGGATTGTTTGATGTGCCAGTATTTGAAAGGTATCGAGTCGCAGTTGTACTCTTTGCGAGTTTTGAGATTGTGTTCGCAGCTGATCCGTAAAGAATATCGCCTTGTGAGATTGTTGACTGTCCTGTACCTCCATTTGTTTCGTCAAGGACACCTGTCACTTGAGTTGCAAGGTCGATTGTTCCACCAATACTTCCAAGATCAAGTCCTGGTTCGATATTTGTGATGAATGTTGGGTCAGCGGCTAGTGTTGCAACGTCAATTGTAATATCTGTACGACTTGCTCCTCCGTTGTTTGTCACAGCGAAGAAGTCATTGAAACTCATCGTTGTTTGTTGAGTTACCGGAGTTCCGTCTTCTTGAATTGTTGCGTATCCACCACCTCCACCACCTGCTCCCCATGCTGGAAGTCCTCCTGAAACTGTCAAGAATTGACCGTTTGAGCCAATTCCAAGTCGGACCATATTTCCACCTGCCTCTCTGTAATACATATCTCCAGTTGCGTCAGATCCAAGAGTGAATCGTGCTGTTCCTGTTACATGAAGTGTTGCTTGTGGGTTGTTTCCTCCAAGATGAAGTCGATTGGTTGTATCGTTGTAGAAGAAATTCGCATTGTCTTGCGCGAGAGTACTTCCTGTTCCAACAAACAACACAGAGCCGTCTGTTCCACCCCCAATAGTACTTCCAATATCAGTATTTGTTAAGTAATGACTGCAGAAACAAGAAGTCTTCCTGTTATTGGGTTTACTCGAAGATTTCGTATCTCTTGTGCTACGTCATCAGTGATGGCGGTCAATGCTTGTCTACTATTTTGGTCAATTTTTGCGTTTTCTCCTGCCATATAGTTATTTTAGTTTAGTGTTAATTTGAACAAGTAGGTCGATCATTTTCCCATTTTGCTCTTCCATTCTTCGACTTGATTCCCTCAATCCATCAAGGGTTGATTTCATGTCTGGGAGTTCATGGAGGTGGTTGTTCATTACGGTGTCAATCTTTCTATTGAGAGTGCTTAGAATCTCGTCGGTATGTTGTATTATTGGGTACTTTTTGTTTTGAGTGTTGATGATTCCACCAAGAAGATTTTTCCCTTTTACAAGTTGTAGTACAATGATTATCAAAAAAATAAGAAACAAGGCTAATATTGCGAGAGGTGAGGCTGTTTGTGCAAATTCTAGTAATGCTTCCATATTTTTATATAACTACATAAGTAAAGGTGTAAGCCATCGTGTGGTTTGTTGTGTCGACTGCCACATACTTTAGAGATGCTCTGTTGTTTGTTGCGTCCGCTTCAAGTCCTGCTGATTCGTTTGCAATTGCCATACTACTTGCTGTTCCGCCAAGTTGAAACGCAGTAGCAAAGTCAGATGCCACAGGAAGTGAAATTCCAAGAAGTACCGCACCAATTCCTGTTGGGTCGATATCTAGTTGTCCAGAAACAGTTACCACGTTTCCTAGTCGTAGCCATTGAGCTTTGCGTGCAGTTGATGCGGCCACATTTGTTGTGTTGAAAAGAGTTGGTGTATATGTCCCAGAACGGATGTCTTGTTCTGTAGCACCTCCTTGTGCAGTTAGGTTGTTGTGAACTCTTGCAGCTCTTATGTTTCCGTTTTCGTCGAACTCAACAACATTAGCATACCCATTCAACGTAGAACCTGTTGAACCTGCTTTACTTGTTCCAATTATGACTTTTCCTCCAATTCCTGTTCCTGTTGACTGACCTCCGTTTATATGAACATCTATTCCTGCTATGTCTGTATCAAACGCTTTTGATGCTGTATAAATAACGCCTCCTTCGACACTAGTTTCTCTTGTTTGTTCTCCTCGTCCTAAGTACATCGTGAACATTCCAAAGTCCACCAAGCTAACAACATCACCTCCGATTGCAATTACGTTGGCTGACTGTATGTTACTAAAATGCCCAACTACAGCAGAAGAAGCATGACCTGTTATTGTGTTTGTGTTTGCATTTCCAAGAATTATATTGAAGTCTGTGTCAGCAAATGTGTTTGCACCTCCAATTATTATATTATTTGAAGAAGTTCCGGGACTTATTGCTGTTTCGTGTCCAATTATTAAGTTTCCAGAAGCAATTCCTGGTTGAGTGTATGAGAGGTTTCCAATGATGATATGACCAGAATGAGTGTCTCCTGCAAAATTAGTAAAACTTTCAGTTCCAAGGACAATGACTTGGTCGATAATTGTGTTGTCAACCCCATTCACACTAACACTTGATACTCCAATGAAAATTGAGTTTGATAGGTCGCCAATAAACCCAGCGGCGTCAGACGCAGGGATGTTTTGTCCCACTACAAGAGAGGCACTCATTGTTGTATTTGGAGGATTTGATTGTGTTGCTATTGCAAGATTGTTTGTACCAGCCGTTGAAAGTGGTGCGGTAAGTATATTTCGTGCGTCGTTCCCAACAGCCAGAAGACCCGAAGCTTGTGTTTGTCCTAGAACAAAATCGTCTTCTATTCTATAAAATTCGTCTGTGTTTATTGACTCCAACACATCAAGTCCAAAAACCGTAGACGGCTTTCCTATTGAAAGTCTGTCATTTGTTGGGTCGAAAAAAAAGTTTGCATCACCTCCTATTTGAGTTGCCGATATCCAATAAGCAACACGAGTTGCTGATCCTGAGCCGTTATTTGTAACACCTCCACCGCCTCCTGGTTGGAATATTTTCATATTAAAAATCTGTGCCTGTGCATCGTGGAGATGTTCCAGCCACACTAATTATTCCAGTAAAAGAAAGTACGTCGAAAGAGACCGACCCACCATTTCCGTCGTCGTTTACTGATCCTCCTTTAAGTACTACATCAAAAGAAGACACAGAGGCTCCTGATCCAAACTTCACAAAGAGTGCGTTTGTACCAAGGTTTTGTATGATAACACATCGTCTCTCTGGATTCGCAGGTAGGAGTGTGCCAGCCGTAGTGATAATTCCAGAACGTGTGCCAATTTGACTTGATGGTTCGATATTTTTACTCATGTTATGTTGTGATGTCTAGTCTAAGGCACGGAGTGCCATTTATAACTTCGACAGTTATTGGTGTAATGTTTTCATCTACATCGTCGGTTATTCCAGCACCTACTTGCCTACTATTTTCGTCATTTTCTATATGAGCAGTCGTAATTGTTCCAGCTCCAGCTACGGGGATTATTTCTATTAAAAGTTCATTTGTGACAGGGTCAACCAAAAGAGGAAGAAGTGTTTCTGTTCCATGTTCAAGTCCAAATCCAATTTGTCTAGAGTTCTGATCGGTTTTCATTGATTCTTTCTCGTGAAGAGAGTCGAACTTCACGTTGGCGAAGTTCTTTGTCTTTAATGTTAAGCGCCATAATTCTGTCCTCAATTGATTTCTCGTGTGCCTCAAGTCTCTTCTTCTCTTTTATTTTCTCTGCCTCAAATTCTGCCTTCTCTTTGTCTAGAAGTTCTTGTTTGTTAATAGAGTCAGCAAGACTACGCTTTAGAATTCGTGATTGAACGATGTTTTCATCCTTCAGTCTTTTGGTTTCTATTTCGTTGTCTTTAATACTATCAATTTTATTTTCAAGAATAATAAACTGATTGTTTACCTCAACCTCCCTTACAACAACTGCATCCTCTCTTTTTACTAATAGAGCCTCTTCTTCTTTTAGAGAAGCCCAGCCTTCTTCAAGTTGTTTTCGGATCTCATCAAGAGGTTTTGAGAGTTCAATTTTCTGTTCCTCAAGGACAACCACTTCTTTTTTAAGATTTGATACCTGCTCGTTATGAGCCTCGATTTCTTTATGAAAAGAGTCGTTCATTTCTTTTCGCATTGCAATCAAGGCAACTTCTTCGTTTTGTGAAGTTTGTCGCAATGTGTCGATTTTTCTTGCAAGGTAAAGTCCTTGGTCGATTTCGTTTTTTGCAATGTCGTTTTTCTTCGCTTGTATTTCGTCTTTAGAAAGAAGTTTCATGTGTTGTTAGTTTACTCCATTAAGAGCACCAGATTTTTCTACCTCATCGATTGGAAGGAGTTTGTCAAAACTTGATGTTACATCCACTCGTGTTTCTTTCATTGTCGCTTCTCCTGGTTCTGCGTCAGAAAGACATCTCGACATAAGTTCAGCAAGTTCAGATTCTTGATAAGTACCTCCGTGAACTTCACCGTCTTTTCGTGCTGCCTTTTCGTTCTTCAACCAATCTTTTCCTGCAAAGATTTCTCTCTCACAGAGTTTTTTGGCAAAGAGTTTTCGAATCTCTTGATTGTCAAGAGGTGTTCCAATAAGGACAGGAGTTCTTTTTCCTGCTGGGAAAGTGTATTCTTTTCCATCCCAACTTGTTACGAAATCCTCATCTGTAAAGTTTGTCAAATATAATATTCCGTTCATAATTTTTTACTACTACCTATTAAGTGCTGGAGGTCCGACAACCCCCACTGATACCCACGTCTCATGACATGGGTACGGGTCGAGATTAGAGAAGAACAGATACTGTTCGGTATTCTGTTGAAACTCCTGCCTGAAGAGCTGTAGCAACTTGTGTTGTCGTTGCTGCAACCGTATCAAGAGCACCTGCTGTAGTTCCTGAAGGAGCTAGTCCTAGTCCTACTGCAGTTCCACCGTTATTCAAACATGCTATTGGTCCTTTTGTTTGGATCCAAGCGTATGTTGCTGCTGTTACCGCGTAGAGTGTTACTCCTACTGGTACACCTGTTTGTGTTGTTGGGCTTACAATGATTCCGTTGTAAGGATTCGCAATCAAACATGCTTCTGATGAAGTTGTAAGGGCTGTTACTAGTGCATCTTCGAGAGTAAGTACAAGTGATGTTGAAAGTGCTGCTGCTGGGTGTGAAGCAATTCGAAGTGTTTGTCCTTCTCCTGTTGCGTCATTCATTACGAGGTATCCACCTGCGTATTGGTTTGCTGTTGCTGCTGTTGCTCCAAGAGTAACAGTTACAGATGTTGCACCAATTGCTGCAGCTGTTGCTACTGCAATGTTTTGGTGGTTTGCTACGATTGCTGGAGCCTGACATAGGAGTCCTGCTGCAATGTTTGAACCTCCTACATATACAAGTACAAATTCTCGTCCGTCTGAAGAAAGTGCTTTTTCTCCAATCATTGTTGAGAATGCAGTGTCAGTTGTACTTTGAAACAAATCAAGTCCAAGAACTGCTGGTTTTTGTGTAAGTCGAGACATAATTTAGTCGATTAAATTGTTAATTAAGAAGCTGTTGTGAATGCAATCCAAGTTGTTGTTCCGTCGTTCACGTACATTCGAGTTGAAGTACTTGATCCCCCCGTGTTGATACAAATATCTCCTTTCGTTGCAGTGTGAGTTGGGACATCGCTTGTTACCCAGATTTTTATTCCACTTGAAAACATTGTGATTGGAGCACCTGCTGCAATTGCACCTGCTGTTGCTGGTACTGCTGTACCACTTTTTAGTGCGAGTCCTGCTGGAGTTGTTACTCCTGCAGTTGCAGTTAAGACTCCAGTTACTCCAACGGTTCCTTCAAAAACGGCATTCTTTTGAGTGTTGAGTCCGTTGATTCTAATATTTGGATCGTATTGTTCGATGTAAATCATCTTTCTAATTTATTGGTTGATAATACGACCTACTAGATTCCAGTGATTCCTGTAAGTTTTCCGTGACGTCGTGGGTTGTCAGTCAAAAGCTCACCTCCCATGATCATGAAACTGTTTACAGCGGCCATGTTGAATCCATTGATCCAACCCGTCCAAGTGAAAGCACTACCTGCATCACGTCCTTCTTCATAAATGTTTCCACTAATGTATCGAGACTTGAGAGAGACAGATGTTCCCTTCAATATTTTAGACCGTAGAACTTCAAGAAGTCCATATTCAACATAAAGAGTGTTCCTGAAGTACACTTTCGATCACGCATTACTTGAATACCATCCCATCCAAGTGCACGATATGCAGTTGATGAGTACATTTGCTCACGAACTCCACGAACTTCCATAATGTTTCTCTGGAAAGGCATAAGAAGTTGTTCATAAAGAGCGTATGTTCCGTAGTCAGTAAGGATCATATCTGGCTGGATTGTTCCATCAGAGATGTTGTTTGAAAGCTGTCGCATTTTCAATAGAGACAATGTGCCACTTGAAGCAGTAACTGTTGATTGAAGTGTTGGATATGTAGAACGTGAAAGTCCTCCAATTGTAGCAACAGTTGATCCGTCATCAACGATAGCTGCTAGACCCAAGAATGCTTTTGAACCGAATGATGTTCCGTCAAGGTAAAACAAATTACCTACTTGGTCCGCCATATCTTGAGCTCGTGATTTCATTTCGATTTCAGCAAGATCAAGCACCTTCATCGCTGTGTCGTTCACTGACAAGTCAGTTCCTGACAACGCAATGTTTACTGCGAAGAACTTAGGGTTGTAAGTCATGTTCACTCGAGTGTTTTGTGCTGTGATTGGAAGCACATCAAACCCTGAGAACGCTACACCAGCAACACCTGTTTGGTATTTAATTGGAAATAGCATTGTTGGAGCTCGGAACTTTTCAGTACGAGCAAGTACTTCTCCAAAGAACATATTGTCTCGGAGTACTGTGTCAACAACGTTTGGCACGAGATCTTGGTTTGTTACTGTATCAACAAGATTGTTATAAGACATATTTGTAAAGTTAAGTTTTTAATTATTTTGAATCGGGGAAATATTTTCCACGCCACGCACCCCATCCACCTGGTTTGGTAGGAGTTTCATCTCCTTTCACAGGTTCTCCGCCTTTGTTCATTGAGAGAGACGCAATGTCTTTTCTTTTCTGAATAGTTGGGTCTTCTTTTTTTTCTTGCTTTCCATTTTTAATTGTGTAGTATTCGTACGCTTTATCAAATGGGGCGTATGCAAGTATGTTTCCTTTGTCGTCTTTTGGAGACAAATCGAACACAATTTCGAGGAATTCTGTACGAGCTTTTTTGGCTTCAGGTTTATCAGAAGAGAAATCAGCCTTGAATTGATCTTCAATCGCCGTCAATTCTTCTTCGATGTGGTCATCCCACTTCTTAGATTCTTCGACACGTCGAGATTCTTCTTCTTTGATTTCTTTCAAAGTTTCCTGTTTAGCTTTTTTAATGAGTTCTTCTTCACGCTTCGCTTGTATGTTCCAAGCACGCTTTGCAGTGTCATCATTCCCGTATAATTCAACCCAATAACTTGGAGGATTCTCATCCTCTGGTGTTGCTGTGTTGTTTTTAAGTCGATCATTTTCTTCACGAAGCCGAGCGACTTCTTCCTCTCCTTTCCTCTTTTCTTCGACGATCTTTTTGAAACGAGGGTGTTTATGGAACGGCTCTTCTTTTGGCAGAGGATTTTCATCGTCTTTTCCCTCCTCTGATGGGGTTGCCTGTTCCTTTTTCTCTTCTTCTTTGGGTGGTATTGATTCGTCTTTAACTTCAAAGACACTTTCAGCTACGTCTTTCTTAAATAATTCTTCGACTGAAACTGGTTTATCATTTCCATCCTCAAATTTTTTATGGTTCATTTTTGCGCAGGGCGTTTTGTAAAGGGTACGTCCGAGAAAACCCGTATTACTTTTAATTATACACTACTTCGACTTCAGTGCAACAAATACTTCTACTAAATCATCAATCATACTATTAAACGACATCTTTCCTCCTTCATATTCCTCCATTCCTTCATTAAACACCTGCCTTAACATTGAACAATTCTTTTGTCGCTCCTCTCTCTCGTCTCCATCTTCTTCTTTTTTTATTTGTTGAAGAATTTTATTCCCAGGCATCTTTCCTGCCTTTTTGAGAAGAGTCTTCGTTGCTTCGTTTTGTGTCTTCTCATAACTGTCCATTGATTCTATTTTGTGTCCCATCTTATATTGGTACGCTTCCTATGTTTGGAGGCGTTGAATTAGCTGATAATGTCCCACCTCCTCCGTATATTTCTCCATCCATACCTTGAGGTGTTTCTTCAGGAATCACTCCTTCCTCCATTACTTCTTGCTTAATGTCTTGGAAGAGTTGTTGAGGGTTTACTTTCCAAAGGAAGAGGTTGTTCGCTGTTTCTTTTGGATCTGGGAAGTTTAACATCGTGAAGAGTGTTATAGGATCAATTGCACCAGCATTCCAGAGATCCATTGCTTGATTCATTTCAGTGAGCTCATCTTTCGGTTTCATTGAGTCAGGAGATACTGACACCACAATTCTCTTTGTCATATCCATTGAACGAAGTGTTGCATATTCTACAGACTTTTGTCGTCCAAGTATTGAAGCTATGTGTGGTGTGTCGTAGTAGACATAAAAGAGTTGTACCCACCAATTAAACACATCGTCGGCAACCCTTTCAATAACGTCTCCGATTCCACCTCCAATTCGAGATGAGTCTTGCTCTTGGTTCATTATCTTTCCGCGCACTGTTTTCTCGTTTGAGTTTCCAGCAGACGAGAGACCTTGTGTTCCGAAGATGCTTCGAAGTTGTGTCTCCATATGAATAAGTTGATTGAAGGCATCAGCTGGAAGATTTGGAGCTGGGAGTCTTTTTACTGCAGCATTGATGTCTCCAGTTGGAACCCATATTGGACTACCTCGTTGTACTGCTTTCCCTGCTTCTTTTGCTTGTTCGATTGTAAAGAAATCTCCTGAGACAGCAATACCATTATTTGAGTGGTCAAGGTTGACGTCGATCTGATCAAGTCTTTTAGTGATTCTGTCTTGGTTTGGAATGTTCTGCTCAATAAGAGATGTGTCGTCGTGTGGTTGTTCTCCAAGTGAGAAGACCGACATAAATGTGTATGGCTTTCTTGATTTTAAGAAGTGATTCTTTCCGTTGACTACTGTTTTTATTTTCTCTTCCACTCCGTCTTCTTTCATCATCATTTCCTCTTCTACTTCGTAATTCCAATGTGGGGTTTTATTCTTTGCGAGGACAACTGATTTATATGTGAAGAATTGATATTTGTCTGTGTTCCACTCTGTGTATACAACCTTTGTTCCGAGTTTTTGGTTGACCTCAGTCGATATGAATACTTTGTGTGTATCTCCAAACATTCGAATAAGCTCGTCTGCCGTAGTCGTCTTTCTTTCTCCTATATAATAACTCGTTGAATGACCGTGTTCGTCAATATATGACTTTGGATCAAGAATGATGTTTTGTGGATGAATTACTTCTGTGGTGATTTCGTTGACAGTTGTGTCCCAACCGTGCTTGAGTACACCCATAAAGTAAATAGACCAGTGACGAACCATTTTCTTTAGTTTAAGTCGGAGGTTTTGTGTGTCAGCATGAAATTGAATCATTGTCTTCACGTCTCTCGCTAGATCTTGTCCTTCTTTTGTGTTGTCTGAGAATACTACAGGTTCTGGGTTCTTTGAAAGTGCTGCAGGAAGAAATGTTTCCTCTGCTTCAAAGATGAGATTGTCTGCAATTGGTTTGTCGAATGCTACAATATCTGTATTTTGTAGCCCGAGGTAGTACTTCTTGTTTTGTTCTTGTCGAGGTTTAATTCTTCCTTCATAAGAAATATAGTTTTGTTCCCACGTATTCTTGAGTGTGAGAAGTTCACTGTCTTCCATTTTCAATTCAAATAAATCAAAAAAGTCACCCTCAACACCCTCTTCTGGTAGGGGTTCTGTGGTGACTCTTTTATTGAGACGAGAGCTTATGAGTTGTTGTACTCCCATGACACTTAATGCACGTGGATCGTATTGTGACATTTTTTACAATTTAGTTTTATAAAAATACTGCTCCTTGTTGTCCAAAACTTACTCCAGACCCAACAAACGATCCTCCTCCTTGCCCAAACTTACTCATTCCTACTCTCCAATATATTGTTGAATGAACCCAGTGGTCCGCTCCACTTCTTTCCCATCTATATTCTGGTACTCCTAGGCTGTTTTCTTCTTTTACTCTATAGATGTTTAACCAATGTGTGATGTATGGATGCCAATCAGACTCATTTCCGTTGAATGTTATTCTGTTGTCATTCATTTCGTCGATTGTTAGTTGTATGACTCTATTTCTGTCTACTACTACTTTACCATACTCTTTTCCTTTTCCCCAATCAATGAGTTGTTGATTCTTTTTATCAACACGATACCAACAAAGAAAGACTCTTCCTGGATATTTTGCTTGGAGACTTCTGATTCCAATAAGATCTCCTCCTTGATCGGAAACAATGATTGACTCTGGCCATTTCTTTAAATATTGCTCAAGTACGTCGTAATTCTCACACTTCCCATAATAAAATATCCCTTCTTTGTTTCCTATTGTGTAGTGTATTGGCAGTCCAGTATCAACTCCAACAATAATTCTTCCTGTCTGACTATTTGGTACTTCTGTTAGATTTCTTATGATTGTATCTGCGTAAACTTTATTTCCTGATCCAACATACGGAAGACCAGCTACGAAGTTTGCAAAGAATTCTGCACTCTTAGTCTTCTTTGCTTCTGCAATCTTTGCTGCTGGCATCCAAGGTGCTATCCAAAGTGGTATCCAATACCCCGACCATTTTCCTGCGGCTGTGGGAATCCATTCACCAAGTCGTCTCTCCTCGTCTGTGATCTTTTCTTTACAATGTGGACAAATATATTCTTCTTTGTCGTAATCAATACAACTCTCATCCATTACATATTTGTTTTGACATGAGTGAGTGATATGCCATTTCTTCTGGTCAGACATCTTGTAGATCTTGTCTATTCCAAAGTCTGCAACTGATGGGTTTGAGAAGAATGCCTTCTTTGGATCAGCGATTGACTGAAGACGCGAGTCGTATTGTTCAACAATTGCCTGCTTACATCTATCATACTCATCAACTACAAGCTTCTTTGCAGTGATCATAAGAGCTGCTCTTTCAGTCCAAGATCCTTGGTAGTAGATTGTGTTCTGTCCAAACTGTTTCTGTTCGATTGAGTCTTTGTCCTTAGTCCAGCTTTGAAGTACTGGATTCTGTGCAATCATTTTATTTGTCTTACCTCCAGAAAACTTTCGAACATCGTCTCCTGTTGGAAGTACGTAGATGATATCTATTTTATCGTTTCTACATTCGTGTGCTGTCTTTAAGATTTCATATGTTGTGAAGCCAATCTGTGCACACTTCATACAACAAATAAGAGGAGAGGTGTCTGAGTACACATCAACCATGAATCTATATTTCTTGAAGTCTAATATCTCACCTGCTTCAGTTCGTATTTCATTATTTGTTACCCACGCAAGTACTGATACGTCTTCAATCTCACTTAGTGTTTTGCTTATACCACTCATCAAATTTTTTAGCTTTTGCAATTACTTCTTCAGTGTTCGACAGATTCTTTGTTGTAATGTCGTGCTTCTCTGGTGCATAAAGTCCTTTTATTTTATATGCCATGTCTAATCCTTTTGAGACGGCTTGTGGATCAATCTCTCCTGTTTGAACAACATCAATCTCTCCTGTCTCTTTGTTTGTACTTATTCTCACCTCTTGTTTATTCAAAAGCTGAAGATGTCTTTCCTTCAATAAATCATCTGGAAGCATTTCTGCTATGGTTTTCTGTATTCTAGCCTTTTTTAAGTTTTGTGTTGCAATTACTCCAGCTGTTTCATAATTCTTTACGTCGTAATTTTTCATTGCAGACTTAACTCCGTTTCCGCTTTCAACAAAATCCTTACAGAAGCCAAGTTCTTTTTTACTTATTCTCTTCTCTTTTTTTTTAGGGACTTTGTCTTCCATAGTTATTGAAATGGTGAGTCTTCTTTTTTCTCTGGTGGAAGTATGTACACAGACTCTGCTGTAAGAACAGTACTTGCAACTGAGATTGCATTCTTCAATGCGTTAGATGTAACTGTTATTGGATCATAGATCTGAGACTCTTCAAGATCTTCAATCTCTCTACTGCTTGCATTATACCCGAAAACTCCTCCAAGTCTAAGGAGTGTCCACTCTCTTTCTAACCAAGACATTCCAGAGTTCTTCATTATTTGTCGTACTGGTGCTTTGAGGGCTTTTCGTAGAATTCTTCCTCCTATAGTATTTGGCATTTCTCTAGAGACATTTAAGAGTGGTATTCCTCCTCCAACAACAACTCCATCCTTTAATGCTAGTTTTGTTGCGTTGATTGCATCTTCTGCTTTAAGTCGTAGATATGAGAGTTCTGCTTCTGAGTTTGATCCTAGTTTAAGTATTGCCACCTTTGAGTTTAGTCTGTTTACTCTGAAGTAGCTTTGTGAGTCTCCTTTTTCTTTAAGAGATTCGATGTGATCCTTCAAATCATTGATTCCAATCAGTGTTGTTTGTGTTCGTGAGGTGATTATCTTTTCGGAGTGTCCAAGTGTACTTAGTTCAATGTCTTTCAATTGATATCCAGAGAGTTCATTTATTACAACTCCTCCAGTTGCTTTACTGATGTCTTCAAAGAAAGCTTCTCTCATTGCTACTGGTGCTTTAATGATAAGTGTTTTGAACTTCCCTTGCATGTGATTGAGTACGAGAGTTGAGGCAACAGAGAGATCAATGTCAGCACAGACTATCACAAGCTCTGAGGTTCCTTGAGCCACCAACTTTTCTATAATTGGGATGATGTCTCCGAGTACTCCTATCTTTTGTTCAGTTATTAAAATGTGTGGCTTTTTATAAACAGCAGTTTCTTCTTCAGTATTGATCATGTTTGGTGACATGAATCCTGCTCCATAAAAACGTACTCCTTCTTTGATTTCGTAAAATGTCTCGTATGTTCTTGAGTTATCAAGTTCGATGACTCCTTCTTTCCCTATTTTACTATATATTTCGGAAATAAGCCCTCCCAATTCTTCACTTTCTGCTGAGAGTGTTGCGATCTTTTTTATGTTTTCAGTATCGTCAAGATCAATCGGAACTTTCTGTTGTTTAAGTAGTGATTGTGCAAGTGGAAGTACTTCATCAAGTGACTGCTTTACTTCAACGCCTGTTTTTCTTGATTTATATCCAGCATTGACAATTGCTTGTGTGAGAACAATTGAAGTAGTTGTTCCATCTCCTGATTCATTCTCTGTTCTTTGTGAGACCTCTTTTAGGATGTTTGCTCCTATTTGTTCTACTTGATCAGAAAACCATGCTTTTTCTACAATTGACTTTCCATCATTTGTAATGATGTGAAATGGATAGAGTTTTTCTTGAAGTATTGAATTAGATCCTTTTGAACCAAGTGTCAACTTCCCAGAATCTGCAACTCTATTGAGACCTCTGATCATCCTCTTTTTCCCCTCTTTGTTTAAATAGATGTTATTTTCCATGCTCTTTGTTGTATCTTGGATGAATTGGTTGGAGTGCTTCTTTTAAATGATATTCCAAGTACTGATAGTTGTTAATATTCCCAAGTATGTCTTTTCTTTGATATCTTTTTTTGTGACATTTTTCACACACCTCTATTACTCCTTTGTGTGTATTTTGGAGGATCCTCCATGAATGAAGCCACCCTGGTAAACAGAGTGACTTCTTCCACATATTGCTATATTTTTGCGAGGATAAACTCATCGGTTTCAAGTATAAAGTAAAGTTTTTTATTATTTACTGTTACAGAGTCTGCTCCCCATATTGTAAATAAAATTGTATCTCCTGGTACAACCGAGACGACAGCCTCTCCTACTTCAATTACTTTTCCAACTTCAGTCAACATCGCTATGTTTTGGACTTCAATGACAGTGTTTTCTTTTATTGGTTCAATGTAGATCCTTCGTCCAAATGGTTTAATCTTCGATGTGTCCATGGGGTTTTGGTTTAAAAAACTTATTTTTTACTAATTCTTCTTTGCTTTGAAGTGAGATAATTTGTCCTCCATTAACATTCCTTTCAATTTTTGAGACTGTTTGATTGATTTTTCTACTCAAAAGGACTCCAATGACGAAAGCAGTGCTTGAGAGTATCATTCCAATCACAATTCCATAAAATAATTGTATCATTTTATTCTTCAATTACTGGTCCTTCTTCTTTTATTTCAACCTCTTCTTTTTTTTCTGAAAACTTTGTATCTAGATATCCAATTCTAAACGTTGTTGCAAAGATTCCCGTCTCAAGTTTGATGTAGGCTGGTTCTGAGGTAATAACAAGCTCACTTTCTTTTAAAATGTCTTTTATTTGCTCTTGAGCTTTGTCTATTCGCCCCTTAATATCACTCATTTGTTCTTCTGTGTATGTTTTGTCTACCATATAAAAATAAAATTATTTTACTAATCGCACTTCAACCGCACAGATTCCCTTTTCAGAAACAATGGTGTTTTCAAAAGTCACATCATTTCCTACTTCGAGATCCGGAAAAGAACAACCTTTCAAGTCGTTGAGATGAAAAAATATTCCTTTATTTAACCCTTCTACTGCTATGAAACCGAACCCTTTTTCTGATAAATATGTTATTACTCCTTTGTTCATATGATACAATTATATAACAAAAAATACAGAGTTGCAAGTTTTGCTCTGCATGTTTTTTGTTTTATTTGTTATACTAAAAATAAAATGGTACTACTCCTTCCTCCTTCTGAAATCTATCTGCACGATACGTGCCAAAGAGATTTCTATCTGACAGAGCATGTGATCCATGACTATAAATACAATCCCCATCTACACACCGTGTGTTTCAAAATCTCGTGTATTGAGTGCCAAAAGAGATCAGAAGATACTGGTGAGAAATATAATCCTTTTGAGGACATATATTTCATCGATGAATGGATTGATTTTATGGAGTATCTGGGACTACATACTCCGATCGATACGAATTAAGGACTACTTAAATGTAGTCCTTTTAATTCTATTCCTTAGTTTTATTCACCAACGCTCGCGCCAATGTTTCTGCGAGTTCTGCGTAGAAACATATTTTTTCAAGAATAATGTCTGTCTCACCTAATTCGATGAGATAGTTGGCTTCTTCTCTCATTTTGCTATGTACTTCTTCTAATTGTGCTTTTTGTTCGTCATTCATATAATTTATTTGTTACTTAATAATTGGAGGCAGTAAACTAAAGTCAGGATAAAAGAAATCTCTAACCTCTGTGACTTGTTTCTCTTCTAAACAATAATCGCATATTGCTGTGTGATAAGTTGAAGTACTAAAACAAAGCTTATTAGGTCTGTTGTTGTATCTTTTAATACAAGTCAGAACGTTTGCTGAAACACCACACTCTCGACACACATTTTTTATGTTTCCCATATATTAATTATTAGTTTTAATCCTCCCACCCTCAACCCCCAATCCAAAGCTGATAACAATGGACGAGAGCGATTTATACACTCTCCAATCTTTCGACTGGAGGTTGAAGGTGGGAAGTGTGATGTACTAAGTGCAGGAGACAACGAAATTACGAGATTGTATCTGGTAGCACGATTATAATCTACTACATACACTGCTCATAAAATACCTCCTGCATTCAGCACACCACTTCTCTTATAAGTTTAGCACGGGAACTTTATTCTTTATCTAGTAATCCTAAGCAAAACTCACACAATTCATCTGACTGGTCGAGGATGTTGTCTTTGGAGAGGCTCCAGCGATAGTCAATAAAAGAATTACCATCAGCGACAATATTTATCAAATATTTTCCTCCTCTTGTGACCTCACCTACTTGTGACAGTGCCATCAACAAATCAGCAAGGCGTAGTGGTTGTCCGATGATTTCTTTAATGTCCTCGTCATTACAAAGTGAACCGTATGTACCTGTTGTAGTTCCCCAGCACTCTTTCACATTACCAATTTTATGACGATGTGTGATTGTTTGTACTCCATCAAAGTGGGTTTGTATCTCACACCCAAACTCCAACTCTTTCTTGTGTGGGAGGAGTTCGTAAAGTTTTTCTGCTAGTTTTTGTTGTGGTGATTTCATAGATTTATTTAACTTTATAAAGTATTTTACATCTTTCACAGAATTTTCTCTCTCCATTTTCCTCAATCCAAAGATGATTTTTATATAAGCTAATACACTTTCTTTTGTTTATATTATAATCATTGTGGTCAGGGCAAAATAAAGGTAGATCTGTTTCTCCCTGCATATTATTTCTACATTCTGGCAATAAACATTTCTTTTTCATCTTTTTCTCAGTTAGGGTTGATAAACAGTAGTCACAGAAATCTGTAGGTCTACGGTTTGATTTTTGCAACAGTAGCGTTTCTTCCGTAGCTCTTCTTCAGTTTTTCTGTTTTTCTTTCCGAGCATACGAGTGATTGCCTTATTCCCGTCAGGGGTACACAACTTTCTGTGTTCTTCTGCGTGAGTAGCCCACCAATCATTTACCTTTGCCATATAATGTTCAATCTGTGAACCCCAAAACGCCATTTCTTCACAATTGCATTCATCTGGGTCTTCACTGTTTGCAAAGCAATGTTCTCCGTGCATATCTCCGTGTTCTTGGATTTCGTCTTTCATCATTTTGACTAATTCGGAGATATTCACACTTAGTAATAGTTCTTTACGCTCTTTCCTTAGCTCTTCTTCTGTGGCGAGGATTGTTTCTTTTATAAGTTCATCTACCCACGGCTTTGCTACATCTAAAGCCATTGCACCAAGAAGTGATATAAGTTTTCCTCGTGTGGTGTCGTCTCTCGAAACAAAAACACCTTGTTCCTCTATAAATTGTTTAGTCATAGTTATTTCTTAGTTTTTATTAAAATATCCAAAGGACAAAGTAATGTTGATATAAGTATTCCTATTGCTGTAATAAAATTAAACCCTAAATCAACCCCAATTACCGTAGCAAAAATACCCCAAACAACACAAAAACTAATCCATATTATTATTCTTAATGTATCTTTTGTACTCATACCTATTCAATAATTAAATTACTAATTTTTCGACCTTGTTTGCTTCTCTTGAATATATAGGAAGGTCTTTGAATGATTCAATGGTTCTTATCTCTGTTGCTGTCAATAAAGCACTGGCATACCCTCTGCAGAAATACTCCCTATCGAGCATTGAAACAAGACTTTCATCCCACACTTGTACACGGTAATCTCCAAACAACATTTTTTCTATTTCTATATGCATATTTATTATTCAATTCCGTCTAATAAAAAGAAGGCAGGATCCTTTTCTGTGGATGGCTTAGCAACACAAATCCAACGCTCCATTCTTACGGTTGGAATATTTGGGATTTTTTCATTTGAAAACGCACGCATTTCAAGTGGATTGTGAATTGCTTTGTAGTATACTGATGTTGGTCTTATTTCTCGGCGTTCTTTTTCAACAAGTTTTCCGTCCACTTCTATCATAAATATAGCTTTCATATTTAAACAAATAGATATCTTACAAAATCTATGATCGGAAAGATTGGAATAATTGTTGACAACACTCCGTACCAAAACCCCCAAACCACAAACGTATACACTACTGCGAAAATATAATATAAATAGTACATAGATTTAATTCAAGTATTCTTTATAGAAACTTTTGACTGGCTTCCAAAACTTATAGACCATATCATTATAAGAAGGATTCTTTAGCAGTTTTTTCTTTTCTTCCCAATCTGATTGTTCAAATACCCATTCTATCATCCTCTGTCTTTCTTTGAATACGCGTTCATTTCTTTCTATAAAAAAGAACGGGGTAAGGAGGAGTATTATTAGAACTATAAATGTGATTTGCATTTTGTTTGTTAGTTTTTAAGATCAATAAAAGGCACAGTTCCTCCTGGAATCATTTGTGTAGGGAGTTGTCCATTCCATTTTTCAATAGCTTGGAGTTGAACATAATCTTTTCCTCCCTGTTGTGTTACGGCTTGTGCTTTAATTCTAATAGACTCAGCTTCAGCTTTTGCGGTTTCAATTTGTTGTTGTGCTTCAAACTTAATCTGTTCAAGTTTATTTTTAGCAGCTTCAGCATTTTGAGTTGCGGTAACTTTCGATTCAATGGCTTGCGTAAAGGCATTTGAGAATTCAAAGTTTGTTACACTAAACCTTTCAAGAATTGAGTCTTTTGCCATAAATCTTTCGTTGAGAATTACGTTTACTTTGTCACTATATTCAGAACGCTTTGTCACAAGTTCTTCGGCAGTATATTGTGCTGATGTTGATTTCACCACCTCTCTAATTACTGGTTCAATTACATTTGTTTCGTAATTTTCAACTGAACGATATTGAGAGAAAATGTCTGAAACCTTCTCAGGGCTTATGTGATAGTTCACCATAACTCCAATCCAAACGTCTTGTAGATCCTTAGAGGCACCAGAAAGTTGTGATGTGTCTGCCGAATCACCCTCTGCACCATTTTTATCATAATTCACTGTTCTTGTTTTAATTTCCATTTTTGCAACACGTTCTACGTATGGAAGTTTAAAATAAAGACCTTCATCAATAACTCCAACTACTGCACCAAATCTTGTCTTCACTCCTCTTTCTCCCGCTTTCACTGTTCCAAAAGAAGACGCCAACAAAACAAGTACAATCAAGACCATTACTGCATGCTTAACTAATTTCACAATATTCAAATCCCCGTTTTCGTTTATATATTTCATGTTTGTTATTATTATTTTTAAACTATTCAACACCAGCAAGATGTCTTGCAATTCTGATTGATTTAAATCTCCTCAAATAGATTTCGTAACTTGGAAGTAGTCCTCTTCGAAAGTCTGTGGCAACAGGAATTCTGTCGTTTTCTTGAGTGAATATTTTAAGATATTCTAAAAGTTCTTCGTTTGAATGTCTTGGTCTTTGTCCTGTTGTGTTGTTTGAACTTTTTGGGATCATTCCAATCATTTTCAATGCACTTACCCACGAACCAAAAACTTTATAAATTAGATGTATGTAGCGCTGTGTTCCCATTTCTCCTATAAACTCATGTTTTGAAGGAGTGTGTCCTAATTTTTTTGCAACAGATTCAATGTGGGCAAGAAGTTGATCAGGACACGTACCATCTTTGTTGTATCCTTCAAGTTGTTTCTTAGGTTGGACTCTGTTTTTATACTTGTCTGTTTTGTAGTACTTCTTCAAACCCTTCAATGCTTTTTTTCTTATGACTTTTAATTCTTCATTGGTCATAGAATTGATCCAATCTACCGTCTTATTGCTTCTTCTCTCTCTTTCTTTTTCAGAAATAAGTGCAGTAGTAAAACTCAATCCAAATTTTATTTTATAGTCTCTATCTGATAATTTGTGGCTTTGTTGTGTGTGCGACTGGACACTCTTAAACAACTCACCACAAACATGACATTGAATCTTTTCTCCGTCAGGAGTACTTGAAATGGTACCCATATAGCCATATCCATCAGTAACTTTTCGGAGAGGTTCTTTATAGTTAATTAGAGTTAGATTTTCTTTCATTTCTTTTTACTTTTAATTTCTTGGCTTCTTCTTTTTGTTTTTTGCCCTCCTTTTCGTTTTTATTCTTCCAATCAGCAATTTTTTT